CTGTCTTTTCGTTTCTGATGATGAGTCCCTTGTTAGTGAGTAGGTTCAGCATGTTGAGAGCGGTCTGCCGGGATGATCCCAGCCAGTCGGCGATATAGGCGCAGGACCCTTGGAACCTGCTCTCTCCGTCCTGTGTGAAGCCGTAGATAAGGGCGAAGGTGAGGAGCTCATTGCCCTTGAGTTTGAGCTCCTTGACCATCCATCCCTGAATAGTGATATAGTTCGTGTTCTCCATGTCTCTCCTTTACTTGGCTGCTGATTTCTGCGCCTGCTGGCACTTATAGCAGACTGTCTTTCCGAATTTTTCCTTCGAATAGTCCCTGACCTTCTCGGATACCTGCTCTCCGCAGTAATTGCAGTAGAGGTCCGAGTCGCTGATGAGGTCGTCCCATTCTGTCAGCCCGTCCTCGTCCACGATCTCCCCTGTCTCCTCATCGACTACCTGCACAGGCTCCTCTTTTTGAGCGGAGGTCTTGCTGTTCGCTGGTGATGCTTTGGGGGCTGATTTGGCGGTCTGTGCGGTCTTGGCGGTGCTCTTAGTGGCTCCGTCCATATCCTCAAGGTCCTGAGTGAAGTATCCCGATAATCCTGCCATGGTGAGGACGCAGTCAACATAAGCGCGTTTCTTGGCTATCTTGAGAACTGTGTTGAAGGTATTGGGCTGGATGAGATAGGCCTTGGCGTTGGTGTCGTACTTGGCCCATTTGCTCTCAAGGGCGTTGGCATAACCCACTCCCTGACATGATGCGGTAGGTGATGCCATGTTGCAGATGACGGACACCGCAAAGGTCGCTCCGTCGGACTGGATGTTGACTTCGAAGGTCACCTGATTGACGCCGATGAGCTTCGCTACTTTCTCGGCTCCGCCCTTCAGAAGGGTCGGTCTGGGCTTCGAGCCTCCGAAGGCATATGCGCTCCAGTCTTGGTCTTTAGTGAGCTTCTGCTTCAAAAAGTCATTAAGGGCGTTGATCTCTCCGAGATGGTTCTCGAGAGCGGTGATTGCCTTGTCGGCGTTTGGGGATGCGTTAGTGCTTGTCATATCTGTACAGTCTCCTTATTGAATTGATACTTATATTATAGCATTTGGATGGGACAAAAAGTCCTCTTTTTATCTCGCATGAGAAGATCTTTTTCGTTCATCGAGAAAGTCGAACAGGTCCTTCTGGCGTCGGGATCGCTTCTTCGATGCCCAGACGGAGGGTCGTAGGTCGATGCGTTCTTCCTGCGCCTTGCGTCGCATCCTGCTGATACTTTCAAAGGAGGGGAGTTTGCGGGCATTGATGACAGATGCGAATGGAGCATATATGTCGATGCCTCGTCTCTTATAGACTTCGAGCATGAGTACTTCGTCGCGGTCTCTTGATGCCGGGATATCTTCCAGCACGCCGATGACTTCCTGATAGAGAGTGTTCTCGCGTGTCATGGCTAGGCCACCTCCGCGAGGGAAGTGGCCGGGGCTTCGCATGGCTTGGGGATGCTGATGGCGTTGTCCTCGATGAGGCGTCGGGACTTGAGCCATTTCCAGCAGGCGAGTCGCAGGCCGTCATCGTGCTTATCAGCGAAGTCGAGCTGTTCCTGTGAGAGGCCGATGGTGTAGGTCTTGGGGGCAGTTCCGAGTCTTCCGAAGACCATGACGGAGAACCATGCGACAGAGGCGAAGCGGGCGTCGATAGCCCGCTCCCATTCGTCAAGTTCGTCCTCGGTGTTGAAGGCGAAGCCTTCGGTGCAGAGGATGTCGCCGTCTTCGAGCATCATCTGGATGCTCCAGTAGATGTCGTTGCAGTACTCGTAGAGGGCGCGTTCCAGCTGCTCGGTGGTCATGTCGGCGTGGTCGGGATGCTCGGTGAGGAAGTCGCGGAGGCTGGTGCCTTCGGCGATGCGATCGCGGGCAATGGGGGCTCGGTCGAGGATAGCGTTGAGGGTGTTCTGTTCTTCGGTGCGGTAGTAGTTTTTCATCTGTATATACTCTCCTTTTTGGATTTTGTACCTATATTATACAGGGCATTTTTCTATTTGTCAATAGATTTTTCGGAGAATTTCTCACTTTTTGGAGAAAAATTATCGAAGAAGCAATGGCCATCCTTCATCAGCTCGCAATCCGCGCAGTCGGTCCTGCGACAGCATTCGATGATGATCCCGATGGCCATGCGCATAAGGGCAGGCAGCAGGTCGATGTTAAGCTCCGCGGAGCGCATTCCTGATAGCTTCCTTGATGAATGATGAACGCTGACGTCCCCTGATGCCCTCCAGTCCTCTGATGATGTCGGCGTCGTTCTCAACATGGAGCCCGATGCTGACCCACTTGATATTCTTCTCGGTGTACTTCTTGACAGCTCGTCGCTGGGCTTCTGATGTCATCTGATATCCTCCCCTTCGTACCAATAGGCCTGCTTCTCCTTGCGGACCTTGCGCCTTATCACGATATAGGTGATGCCCGCTGTAATGCCGAACAGGGCGAGTTCTCCAATGGTGAGCAGGATGAATAAGGCTGTGGTCATTTCCGCCCTCCTTTATAGGCAAGGAAGATGTCGGCCTCGGCCTTAGTCTGTTCCTTGTCGTACTTGCTCCAGCAGGCAAGGCAAAGCTGGGCATACTGCGCCTTATCTCCAATGAGACAGCTGACCTCGTAAGGGGTCTCGGTCAATGCTCCGCAGTTGTCGCATTGACCATCCTTGGGATGCTCGCCGATGACAGGCTCGACCTCATAGCGTCCGCACAGCTGGTCGAGCTCATTGCAGAATTTGTCCTTGAGCGCGGTCTCGTCGCTCCGATAGTATAGACTGCCTAATAGTTTCATCTGTATGTCCTCCTTATAGAATGTCGTTTTTGATTTCTTCTTCGGTGAGTTCGTCAAGGGTATCGCAGTAGATCGCGATAGACATCGAGTCTCTGAGGAACCAGCACACCCGGCGTCCAGAGCGGGTAACGTCTGTCAGGGTGAGCGAGCCGTCTCTCATAAGTTCGGCAACACGTACGATGCTCTGCTCCTCGTTGGCGTAGTAGAGCACCTTCTGGATCGCCACGGCGTCGTTGTTTTTGAGAATGATTGCGGTGTTGGTCATTGGTCTGTAAGCTCCTTTGTATTTGATTTTGGGGGTCTGACCGCCTACCCCCAAGGGATTGGGGGCTAGTTCTGTTCCTTCCACTCAAAATGCTGACATATCCAGCAGTTTGCGCAGTCCATCTGGACAGGGTCCTTGCAGGCGGTGTTAGGGAATGAGAGGCGTGTTTTTATGGGGCAGGTTATTTTTTCGGTCTGTTCGGTCATCTGTATAGGCTCCTTTAGGTTTATTTGCCTTAATCTTACACCCTCTTTATATAATTGTCAATAGTTTTTTTGAGAGATTTTCTTTACTTTCTTAAAGAAGGAGATAAAAGGGTGGGCGGGGTAAAACCCCACGCGTCCGTGGTCAAAACCCCCGCCCCATTCAAAAGGAGGAATAGATGCGCAGGAGGAGAAAGGTGTAAAGCCTCCTGCTTCCGCCGTCGTGTGCTCCCGGCGGTCATCAACATTCTACTCTCTGTTGATGATTGCCTCAATCACCTCGCGGTACCTCAGATGGCTCCGTGTCGGGTGTATCTCCATCCCCACGTCTATCTTCTTTCCTACGTGCCTGAAACCGAAGAACAGGAAGGGAAGGTGGGGGACGATGTCTAATCCGTTGATGATGATATAAAGACCTCTGAAACGACGCTTTACCTCGGCAGGAATGATGCCGAACATGATGCGCGGAGCACCGAAGGCGTATGTCCTGATATAGCAGTCGGGCCTGTGGTACATGCAGTACTCGTGGCAGAATTGAGCCAGAGCTCCTCCGTGGGAGTATCCGATGATATGGATGGTGTCGATGCCGGGATCCGCGATCTCCTCGCCGATGATGTCCTCCACGGCCTTCCAGACCTTGAGGAACCCGCGGTGGACGCGCCATGTGGCTGCCATGTCCTTGTAGGGCTTGGCAAAGAAGTCGAAGTTGTGGAGCCAGTCCTCTTTGCCGTGGGAACCCTGAAAGCAGATGATGAGCTTTGAACCATCGCGCTCGGTATAATAATCAGCCCCTTCATCGGCATGGATGTAGGGGGCGGTCTTTACTTTGTTGAAAGATGCGAGGAGATTTTTGGCCTGTCTGATGGGCATTGATTGGATGGTCAGCATCCGTACATAAGTCGAGAAAGCGGAGAAGAAGAAAAGCAGAAGGAGGGCGTAAGTCGCTTGGAATAAATGCCTCGGGTCCATTAGACCTTCTTGGCCAGCTCGGCGATGGCCATCGAGTTGTATTTTTTCTTGTAGGCCTCATACTCTTTGCGGGCTTCGGTTACGTGTCCATTGGCTTTGCCGTTCTGCAGGGCTTCGGCGGTAGCATCAGCAAGAGCTCCCGTCTTATCCACTCCGTCGAGGATGAGATATGAGACTCGGTCGCGTTGGTCCTGCTTCTCGTCCATTTCCTTCAGCTTCTTGTTGACCTTCGCTTGCAGATAGGCCAGTATGATGCCAATGATGCCGATGATGAGTGTGTTAAGATATCCGTTCCAGTCGATCTCTGTCATTGTCGTGTCCTTTATGATATTGTGACTTTATAAGCGACAGCGTTCAATAGTCCACTCTGCGGACTGCCATCTTGCGTAAAGCAATTAACAGTCATAGTCTCTCCTCCTTTGACCACGACGCAGAAACTTTGAGCGTAATCTCTGCCTGTATTATCGGGAGCGGTCGCCATTGCTTCGCAATAGCCATTCTCTGTAATATCTCCGACAACAATATAAATGCCATCCACCGCTCCTGCGCCAGTTCTTATACTTCCATGCACTATAACGTCTGACCCTGTGTTATTAGTCCAAAAGTTATTATTAAGACCTGTAACTGTAGAAGACCACCTTTTTACGAATGTGAGATTTGCTATGGTAGGAATAGCATTATCTACATAGCTTTTAGTGACAGCGTCGCTATTATTGGTCGGAGTAGCTAATGACGTTATCTTATAACCGCCCATATTGATAGCTCCCGACATTGTACCGCCTGTCGTGGCAAGACGACCTGATACCTGCGTTGATACATAGCTTCGGGTTGCTGGGTCGGCTGACTGACTGCTTCGGAAATTAGAAATGATATTTCCGCCCATATTAAGACCGCCACTCATCGTTCCGCCTGAAACGCTCAATTTTCCGCCGATAGCAGTTTGATTGCTGTTTACTTGAGTTGCGATAGCGTTTATGTCCGAGGCTGATATGACGTCGCCTGCTTGTCTGTTAGTTGGTAGTGCCATGTCTTTTTCTCCTTGCCCTTATCCTTAACTAGTTCGATGCCAATGTCAATGTCCAAGTGGCGGTGATATTCTGTGCGGACGTGTTGTCGAAGGTCACCAGAGCGTGGCAGTAGAGGATCCCGCTGTTGGCAGTCGATGATGCGCTCGCTCCTCCGAAGACACCAGCTTCTTCGAATGAGGAAGCAACGCCGGGGGAGCCTCCGTTGAAGAACGAGCTCATGATGAGATTGTCCCCAGAGACAGTCCTCTCGGTCATCTGAGACCTGCAGGCCTCCGCGCCGAGTTGTGTGTCATTGTCCGATACTGCTGCAGAGGACGTTCCCAAAGCGATATAGGTGACTCCGACGCTCTGAGTCCCTGCCATAAGCCCTAAAATAGCCTGCCTTCCCACGCCGACGACCATATTATGGTCCTCAGCTAATATCTCGCCTGTATCGGCGTTTCGTATCGTGACGCGTCCTTTCAGTTCGATGATGTCTTCCATGTCTTATGCTCCATATACGCAGAAGTTGTACTTGTCGGTGCCGTACTTGCCTGTATTGGCCTGAGCGATGACGCATCCGCTGTCGGTAAAGGTCGCTCCGTCAGTCATGGCCATGTACTGATAGATGGCGATATTGTTGCCGTCTATCCCTGTTATCTTCCTGTTCTCTTTTTGAATGCCGACAAGATAGTCAGCAAAATCGAAGTTCCTCTCGTTACTTCCGTTCATGTCTCTAGTTCTCCGTGTACCAGCTCCTGAGCTCCAGCTCATATTCCAAGGTATCACCGCCAAGGACCCTTGTCGATATCCTGTAAATGCAGAAGGAGCGGTCGATGCCGAGGACGGAGTTCTTCACCGCGATCCACGTGCCCGTGTCGATGGCATCCGAGCCCGCGTCCAGCGAGTCGATGGTCAAAGTCAGGGTGATGAGCGGTTCAGCGAACTGGTCTTTATAGGTCTGGAGCTTATGGTTGATAGATGCGACAGTATTGCCCGAGGGCGATGTCAGCACGTTGCAGAACTTTCTGCCGTATGCGTTCACGCTTCCGTCTGCCATATAGTACTGCCCATAATCGTATGAGTAGGTGTACTGGATGACGACAGTACCTGTCACGGCGGTGGCAAAGTAGAGCTTCTGTCCTGTCACGTCATGCAGGGCCTTGATGCTTCCGCCTGCGGTGTCGATGCCGTACACGCCTACTTCATCATCCGTGAGGGTCGTTCCGTTGATGGTGATGACGATGTGCTTCTTGCCCGGCGGTGCCGCCATTGCGATGTTCTGCCCTATCTGTTCGATGCCGAGCTTCAGCTCCGTCGCTCCCGACAATCCGCTGGCGGTGTATGTCTGAGTGGATGATTTGATATTGGTGCCGAACAGCAGGTATTGATTAGCCAGCGACGTGGCGTCGGTAGATGCCTTCAGGTCGCGGTAGGCGATCGCGTTGCTCAACCCTGTCTGCACGAGAGCCTTATCCGTCAATGTATAGGGCGTTGTCGCGGTGGATCGTTTGTAATAATGGAGCTTCTTCTCATAATCTACGTAGTAGCTGAAGTTGGTATAAGAGCACATGGTTCCCATGAAGTCCGCGAGGGATACTGTATCGAACACTTCCGCGGTCATGCCTCCGTGAGCGAAGGGCGACTGGTTGTCCGCATCCACGTAAGTCCTCGCATCGATCTCGGGGTTGCTCTGAAGGGTGCCCCACGTAGTATTCTCAAAGGCAAACGCGATGCGCGCCTTGTCTCCCTGCAGTCCGCTGTAAGTATAGTTGGCTATGAACGAGACAAAGAGGTATGAGGTGTTGAGGAGGATGGTATAGTCCTGACATTGAATGGTCCAGATGCGTCCTGCGCCCTGCGTCTTCTGGGATATGAGAGTGACGAGACCGCCAAAGAGGACCTTCCCTCCGCGCATGATGCGGATATCGCTCATGGGAACGATGTCGATGACGCATTCGTTATCCACTACGATAAAGGAACAGGTGTCGATGGTCTGACCAAGGATATTCTCGATGCGGAGCGAGTTCTCCATCACGTTGTCTTCGATGTTCCACCACGTATTCGTGTTGGGGTTCTTGAGCTCGATGGTGACGGGCATTATCTCGCGCCTCTCAGCTTGATATTATCGAACAGGATCCCCGACAATTCCGTCGCGAGGTCCTGTGTCGTCCAGACAGAGCCTTCTACCTGAACATTGACAGTAGGAGAAGAAGACCCCGGCAAGAGACTGGTAAATGGATCATAAGGGCTTACATAATCGGGGAGCGAAGAATTGGACGTTTCTGCCAGCATGGCCTTGCCTGCCTTAGTGGCTTCGCTCTCCAGACGAGGTATCGACAGACCGCTGTTGATGCTGAGGTTAGTGCCGAACAGCTTGTTGACGAGACCGAGCACGGTATTGACGCCTGACGTGATGACATAAAGAGCTCCGTTGATGGGGTCGATGATGAGCAGGTTGATGAGTTCCTTCCAGTCAAAGTTGGCGAGGGCATTGTCGACTTCGGTGAACAGTCCGAGGAGGATGCCCTTGAGGCCCTGTAATGACTCGCCTGTCTGCTGAGTAAGGGTCTCGCTTGCCTTCTCATATGCGTACTGCTTGCGGAGCATGTCGCCCCAGCCCTTGTCGCCTGTGTTATTGACCTGTTTGTAGTAGGTCTCGTATGCGGATACGCCTGCCTGTAATGCCGCGCCTGTCTCGCGATCAAATACCTGAAGGTCTCCTGTATAGGCGTCGATTAAGTTGTTATAGTTCTCCTCGAAAGTGCCCACGCCATCACCAGCAAGGTCATAGGCCTTGGCGCAGGTCTGGAGGGCTAATTCATAGTTGTTGGTTTTCTCGGTGCCGTATTGGACAGCATCATTGACTCGCTGTTGGGATATATTGAGGGTATCAGATACGTCCTTGACGTCATTCTGCGTATCGTTGTAGTTGGTCATGGTGTTGGCCTGTGTATTGACTGTACTGGATAACGTGGCGATCGAGGAGCGGAGCTTGTCGTTCTCGGCGGTATACTTCAATACCACCCCGGCAGCGGACTTGATGACCTTATAAGCGATAGCAGCAGATGTCCCAAAGACCGCAAACTTCGAGGCGAGAGATACGGCGGAAGAGCCGAGGTTCTTCATGCTGGCCGTCTGCGCCTTATTGGCCTGTGTCAGCTTGGATACATCGACGGCCTGTTCCTTGGTCTCTTTGCCAAGGTCGGCGGTCTGTTCCTGCGCTTTCCTGACTTCTTCTTCACCTTCGGTCGAGTACTTGATGACTATATTGATGTCGTTGTTACTTTCTGCCATTTCTTCGCTTCACTTCCTTCGGTTGCTCGGGGATGCCGTGCTGAAAGTACAGGCTCGTCATCTCCAGCATCTCGTCCACTTCCCTCTTGGGGAGGTTCTTTATCTGCCAAGGGAGCACTCCCCATATCCTTGCGAGGTCGTAGACCATCACGATCCTCGGGTCCTTTCCGCGCTTCTCGCCACGTGCCCTCCTCGAGTACGCCGCGATGACGCGGTTCCTTAGTTTGGGTCGAGTCCTGCCTTTCCGCTTCCGAGGCCTCCGATGATGGCCTCCAGTACCGACTTGGGGATATACTTCAGCCCTTCGACAGTCTTATCCAGCTCCTTGCCGTTGCGGTCGGTGCAGTTCCATTCCACGATGAGTCCCGCGATGACCTTCAGAACGCTGTCGTTGTCGTTAGCCTCTGAGGCCCTCGCGATCTCTTCGCTCTCCTTTTCGTTTATCTCCCAGCATTTAATCTTCCATCCGTATGCAGGGACCTCGATGTTGATAGTGGGATATTCTGCCATTCCTTCCTCTCCTTTGTCCTTTCTTTTGCCTTTCTGTATCGCCTAGGCGGTGGTGACGCTGATGGCCCACTCATTGGCAGAAGTCGGGTCGTACTCAGAGATGAGCTTGACCTTGATGACGTCCTGTCCGTTCTGGTCGCTGAGCGAGTCGGGATTATCGACAACAAAGCATCCCTGAAGGGTGAGGTTCTTGGTACCGCTTCCGTCGATGGATATCTGTACGAAAATCCTGCTCTGTGCCAAGAATGCAGGCAGGATGGTGCCTGTATAGTTGTCGTTGTGGGCAAGGGTGAGGTCCAGCTCTACGTGTCGCTTCTTCTCGGTCAATGCGTCCGCATACAGCTGTCCGTTGAGATACTTGATAGCCTCGACGCCATCGGTTATCTGCCATGAGAAGTCGATGACAGATGCGGCCAGTTCGGTCTCGCCAATGTCGCTCCAGCTGGAGTCTACATAGACGTTGGCGAGGTTGGTCTTGGCGGCCTCAATGGTGGAGGGTATGCTCAGGCTTGAGAATGATGCGCCTGCATCCATCTTCTGCCCCCAGAGGTCAGCTGATACCATGACGGCATCATCGACGCTTCCCGAGATGGTGAGAGAGGTAGCGAATACCATCGGTATCTGATAGGCCTGCTGATTGTCGCCAAAGATGAAGGTATAGGTGTCGGGGTTCCATGCGGCGTTGAGGGTGGGGGTAAAGGCGTAGGTATTGCCAGAGGGAGTGACTCCTCCCTTGACCGCCATGCCCAGCAGAATGGGAGCCTGTTCGAAGTTGAAATCGCTCTCGAAGGTGCCCTCGGCCTGCTGCCCGACTATCTCCGAGCGGTAATACTCGCTGAATAAGCCGGTGTCGTGGTCGTCGGGTCGATAGACTGCGTAGTTCGGTTTCATGGTGAGTGAACCGACGAGCTGGGCGGTAGGAGTAGCAGGGGTGCCGATTACTGTTTCCTTGCCGACTTGGATCTTCCTGAGTGCGTATAAGCCGTTAGCCATGTGTTTGTTCTCCTATGATCAATTCTCGTTGCTATCCGTAAGGCCGTCGGGGTTCCATTGCTGACGGCTCGTTATTGCCACTGTAAATTCGGAGAAGCGGAGGACGTTGACGTCGCCCGACTGCTCCACCTTATAGTTGATATTGCCGATGTCCGTGGATACGAACCTGCTCCTGAAGGTAGGATCAGAGCGCAGGTAGCGGATGAGGGTATCGGTGAGGTCGATGAGGTCTAGGGTCTTGGGAGTGGGATCGTCCGCGGTATCGTTCGGCCCTCTCATGGCCTCGACGTATATCCTGACCACGATGTTGTTGGTGACTGTATCCTCCCCCACGTACTGCGTTGTGAGCGAGTTGGAAGATGCAGGATAGAGATAGACGCAGGGGACATTGGAGGAGTAGATGCCGATAGGACGTCCGACAAATACCCCCTTCAAAGGCGGGCAGTCGTTGGTCTTATCCACCATATTGGCCTTGATAAAGTCATTGAGAAGTCTTATCTCGCGTCTCATCTCATGGGCTCCTTATATGCTATGAGCTTATAGATATATTCTAGCATGACCTTGATGATGCGTCCCTTGAGCCGTGCGGTCTTCTTCAGCATCGGCCTTGCGGGGATATGCCTCGTTCCGTACTGCTGATATCTGGGGACGTTCGGATCTCTTTTTTCTCCGCCGTAAGGCACCGACAGCCGTATCTCGGTGGGAGCAGTCTGGTCGGCCCGCAATGAACCGAACATGGTGCCCGTGTCGATGAGTGCGACAGTAGTGCCTCCTTTGCGGAGCTTCCGTCGGGTAGTCTCGGACTTCAGAGGAGCCCATTCTCCGTCTCCGTTAGCCAGCCAGCGTCGCTCGGTCTCGTCCACGGCTTCTTCCTGAAGAGCCTTGATGAGCTCGTCGCCGGGCTTCTCCAGACCCTTCCTCATATAGTCGATATGGGCGAGAACGTCCTCGATGCCTGTGATGGAGACTTCGACTGTCGTCATGGTCTAAAAGTACCTCGTATACTTATTCAGTATGCTCTTGCAGTCCGCAGGGAGCCACGTGGGGAGAAGCGATCCCTCTGCGATGCTTCCGTCAGCAGGGAACAAAGACCCCGAGAGGATATGCGAAGTCATCATCGCGCACACATACTTGAGGTCCGCGGGTATGGTCTCATAGCCTGCGGTGTAGGTTATCTCCACCTCGCCCACCTGATTGTCGATGAAGGGGCTCTCGGTGAACATCCAGCCATTCTGTCTCTTGATAGCCTTGGACGGGTCCAAGATAAATGCCACTCCGTCGCGGTATGCGGTGATGCCTGTAATGGAGACAAGGGGCTTTTGTGTGGGGTCGATATAGAGCCTGCCTCTCTTGGTGGTGCAGTAGCGGGAATTATGGTCGAGGGTCTCGGTGACTTCAGTCAGGTCGAGGTTGGCGTTAGTGATGCGCTTGATATAGGCCCACGACTGATTGAGTACACGGATTAGCGGGTCGCCTGACCAGTCCTTTGAGAAGGGGATGGTGGGATAGTCTCTGTAATACTGCTCATCGATAGGTGCATTCAATGTCTCTGACATGTCTTATCCCTCCCCATATAAGCCCTGCCATGCGGGCGTGATCTGCAGGTTGAACTGCATGGTGGTATAGAGAACGTTGGAGTATTCCCCGGCATGATAGAACCTTATCTCGGCCTTATAGTTGCCGTACTGATATGTATCTTCTTCGATTAAATTCCAATAGACGATGCCCGATGTCGGGTCGTCTGCCACGTCGATCTGACGTCCGATATAAGGCTCTTCGCTCTTTTCGTCGCTCCATGCAAACAGCCATGCTTCAAAACCCGTGAGGTCCTTGACATTCAGATGTCTGCCGTCTGTGTAGACTGTGAACTGCTCATTGTATCCAAAATCAAACTGCGGTATTACTACTTTCAACATTGCTTTGTTCCTTGCCTTGATATTGTCATGTTTCTAATCTCCTGTCTAGTCTACCAGTTCGGCCATTGCTTCTTGAGGGCTATCTTATACTTTCCGCGGATTATCGAGTAGGGGTTCGAAGAGATGATGCCCTGTCCTTCCAGTATCAGCTCGCCTGCTCCGATAGTGCCGACGTTCTCGTTGGCCGTCTCGATGCCCTGTCCTTCCAGTAACAGCTCCGCTTCTTCGATGACCGACTCTCCCTTGTTGGTGTTGGGGATGAACTGCGGGTCAAGGATAAGGTCCTGCGGAGCGACTGGGCGCGTTATCTCATTGGTATTGGGGATGAACTGCGGGTCGAGTATGAGGTCATACTCACCGAACTCGATCTCGTTGATATTGGACGTCCTGATGCCCTGCGGAGTGATGACGAGCCCTTGGGGTGATACGGGCCTGCTGCACTCGTTGGTGTTCTCCACCAGCTCGGGAGTAAGGACGAGGTCCTGTTTGCCGATGGAGGCGGTGTCTCTGTTAGTCGATGCGATCGTCTGCCCGGCAAGGATAAGAGCTCCTTCTCCGATGCTGACGTCGGTCTTCCTTGTGATAGGAGAGCCATAGTCCGTTACGATGATAAAGCAGGCCGATTTCATATGTTATCCTCTAATAGCTGTAAGGCCTTTCCAGTACGCCTTCTTCGATGAGTCTCTTGACTCTGGGATTGTTCTCGTCGAATTGGAACCTGCCAAAGACTGTGTCCTTCCAATAGGGAGCGATGTCTTTCTGCTGATAGATAATGGCCCCCTTCCTGAAGCAGTTGTCGGTATCGGTGAATGGGCGGTCGATCGCCATCGTCTGTCGCTCGCCGTAGCTAGCTTTCACTCCATAGCTGTCGATGACGGCTCTGAACAGATTGCATTCATCGGTCTTGCTGATAGTGACCTTGATATCCTCTTTGGGAGCTTCTGCCTTTGCTTCTTTCTTGCTTCGGATCCATTTTGCGATAGGGTTGATTGCCATGATTATTTCTCCTCTTTCTTTCCGACGATCTCGTCGTATTGTTCCTTTGTGATAATGCCTTTATCTCGTGCGGTAGCTACCTGCTCCACGCTCCATAAACCCATGTCATACCATACTTTTATCTTATCAAACATACTATCTCCCGACTTTGCTTCTTTGATGATAAGAGTATCGGTCATAATAGCAGTCCAGTCGAGTTGAGCTTCCAGCTTGTCATATTCAGTCGGTACGATAGGGATTGCTTTTCTGTCTTCTTCGATTTCTTTTTCTGTCCTAGCTGTCAAACCTGACTTTTCATCGAATTTCCATGCAGGAATGCCGTCATCAGTATAAAGCGGTGTCGGCAGATAATTCGATTGACAGAGATTGTATCGGTCGCCTGTTCCCTCGTCGATGAACTTCCACGTCTTTATATCAACGTTCTGTATCGTGTAACCGCCGTCGATAGCGATTACTCTATTCCTTTCATCTAGCAGTATATATACTTTTGATTTCGTTTCTTCTTCCATGAGTAAGCTCCTTTATAGGTCTGCGGATAAATTTATATTGTAAGTTTGAAAGAAAACATTGACATTCGAATATATAACGCCAGCAGTATCTGCTGTATAAGTTACAAGACATTCAACCGAGTTTGCGTTTACATGCATTACTGATTGTGAAACTATAGATGTAGAGTTTATTGCTCCAGTTGACGTCAAACTAGCTATTAATGTTATTCCTGTTAATGTTGGAGTCGTTCTCATAGCAATAGGAGTCGGTATTGTGAACTCAACTGCATATTGACTACTAAAAATACCTGCATAAGTACAAGAATTTTTAATTGATAAAAAGTATCTCTGACATTTCAATAACTCTTCCGCATAACTCGGCGGAGCATCATAGGCAAGAGTGCTGATAGAGCCGAGTTCGAGTTTGACTGCTTTGATAGTGATAGTTTTTCCTGCTTTTAGTCTTAAGTCAGCATAGAATATCTGTAAACCAGCAGTATATGCAAAATTAAAATCACCGCTATCATTGGGCAAAGGAATACCGATATAAAAAGTTGTAGAAGCAGGAGCGGTATTCGGTATTGTAGCTGTATTATAATAGATATTATCGCTATCGTCTTTGATAGATAATGTTAATGTCTTTCCTGCATATAAAGCAAATGTACTTTCAATTCTTTGTATAAATTCATATTGAGAAGCACCATTATTAGTAAGAGTAATACTATTGCTATTCACGTCTAATTGCAGATTTGAATTTCCAGTAATCCATCTATCGACAGTATATCCATTGAGTGAATAAGTTGAGCTTCCACGCTGATTGACAGTAAAAAATGGATTATCTATGAGGTTTCTATTGCTTTTTGCATTACCGCCATAAATGAGATTGAGCTGTTCATTCTCATTAGGTAAAGTATCATAAGCAAGAGTAGAAATATCTCCGAGTTCCAGCTTGACAGCTTTGAGATTAAGCGTTTTTGTAGGCTTAACGTCAATACAAAACTGAAAAGTAAATGAGCCTCCGACATAAATTCTGACGTTATAATCAGTCTCGGAATGAACGGTAACCGACGCTCCGTTAAAAGTGAACTGATAATCAGCAGAAGTATCATCTTGGAATTTAAGACTGACAGTCATTGATTTTCCGTTTAAGAAAGATGATAAACTACTCAAATCTTGATAAAAAAACAAAGTGTTAGTCGTGTCGGGGTTAGTCAATGAAACTCCATTTGAATTGACTGTTATCGTTGCATCTGTTCCTGAAGTTTTCTGTCCTTTCCATGAGTCGACTGTTGCATTTACTCCTGAAGCGATTGTATAAGTGGATTGACCCTTGCTATTTACAGTAAAAAAAGGATTGAGCAAGAGGTTGCGGTGGTCGTACTCAAACTCGACATTTCCGTTCTGTCCGTTCACTTCCAGCACATAGGTCGTGCCGATGATGATTGCGTTCGGAGCAGAGATAGTAACAGTCTCGCCGTTATTGATAGTTATATCGGTATCATTTTCATCGAGGAGCATATAGCCAGTCAGCAGACCTGCTCCTGTCTCATAATAGGAAATATATCTAGCAGTATAGCTTCCGCCCGAAGCGGTAAAAGAAGCATTACCAAATGAGACGACATTATTTCCGTTTCCTGTGACGGAGCAGGTGACAGTCTGCTCTGCATAGCCAGCATTCGAGGGCTGATAGCCTGATACGTCCGATAATGTTTCAGCGGTAGCGACAGGAGCAGTCGAGGTCAAGAGTATCGCTTTCCAAGTTCCTGTCGAAAAGTCCAGCAGACCGCCAGCGAGATTAGTCTGCATCTTATTATTAAGCGTGAATGCACCAGTAGCCATTATTCTGTCTCCCCTGTATCTATCTCATGCATGGTCGGATACCCCGAGAGCACGTGCGAGGTCGGATAGCATTCTATCTCCCATTGGTCGCCGTTCTGCTGCGCGTCGGGATCCGTCATGAATTTGAAGATGTCGTCATTGTTCATGCCTTTGTTTTTGCACGTTTTGGGATCCATGTCAACAAAAGAAAAGCCCCGGCATTGCGTCGGGGCTTTCGATATCTCTCGACCTAGATGACTAAGTCAGAGTGGCGATGCCGTTGGGAGCGGTGAGAGTGAACTCCGCGCCGTTGGAGATGACCACATCGGCGTCGAGGGCGTCGAGCAACGCCCAGCCGAAGATGATGTCGGAGACGGAGTCGTACCAGACCGCTGTCCTTGCGGTGATGCTACCGCCTGATGCGGTGAACTGTACATCGGCCATCGTGACTGTCTTGGTGGCTCCTGCGCCTGTCACGTTGAGAGTGCAGGCAAAGCCTCCCTGAGTATATCCGTTGCCCGTGGCCACTTCGCCCGTCATGTTGGAATAGGTATCGGTGGTGGCTACGTCAAGGTTATTCGATGAAGTCACGAGAGCGACCTTCCAGTTGGCTCCCGTCAGGTTGACGGCTCCCGCAAGGAGTCGGCTCTTGGCGTTGTAGGGAATGTTGAGATTGCCTCCGTTGGCCATATCAGAACTCCTTGATGGTCAGCCATTCTTCGCCGTTGCAAAGGTACACGCCCTGCTCGTTCCAGCGGATCTCTCCGCGTTCTCCCATCGGAGCATCATCTCCGCCTGCGAGCTTATACTCGCCTGCTTCGACTGTTCCTTCTGCATCGATGACAGTTGCTTCAATAGGAAGGTCGGCGTCGTTGACCATGTCGCATACGCCGTCTACGTCGCTCAGGATATTGCCCTTGCTGTCGGTCTCAAGGATGACTGTAATGATGTTGCCCTTGACGGAAACGCCTGCCTCATGCGCGCTCTTATAGGCCTTATGCACGACCTTCAGGTTATTGCCCTTGATACCTGCCTCTCTGGCGGTATATACGAGCCCTGAAGCGTTGCAGAAAGCCTGCCTGCCCTGTTCCATCTCTTTGAGCTGAAAGCCCGCTGATTTGGCGTTCTGGGTGGCGGTGAGCCCGATGACAGAGACCAATCCGTCTCGGATGACCATGTCCCCCTTCTTGGGAGCGTCCGCGCTGGTCGCTCCATTGGGGAAGACACGGGAATAGTAAAAGTCAGCCATGGTATTGTTCCTTCTTGGAGAAGGGGCTCGGTACCATGAGCCCCTTGCTTCCGTTTTGTTTGTTACGACTAGGCAGCGATGTTGGCGATGATACCGCATCCGCCAGTCAGGTAGATCTTGAGGGCTTCGATCTCGGAGACAGAGACTGTGGTCTGTCGCTGAGTTCGGGCCATAATCTCGCCGTACATTTCCTGCTGGAGGTCGATTTCCAAGTTGTTGGGGGTCTCAGAGGAAGGATAGGGGACGTTCTCTGCGACAGCGATGATCTTGCCGACAGGGCAATGGACAGTAGAGAGGATCTCGATGTACTGGCCGGTGTACTTGTTGTAGTAGGCGGTGACAGCGGAACCTGCGGAGAGACCGTTCTTGCCTTCGTCAACAGTAACAAATCGGGTAGGAGCGGTGGCGGAATTGCCGATGGCGGCCTTGGTGAGAGCAGGAAGGATGTCGAGGCCGACGAGCATGACAGTAGGGCTGACAACGAAGTTGTCGTAGATGGATGCGAGCATTTCTTCGATCTCTACGATACCGCCTGCGTTGTCGGGAGTGAGGGAAGCACCAGCGAGGCTCTTATAGTAGGCCTGTGAACCGCTGGCGACCAGCTGAGTGAGGATGCCGTCAAAGTCATTGGCAGAGCCAGTCTGGTTGGCGGTGTTGGGGACATTGGCGGTGCTGGCAGGGATGGAGGTGATGGTGATGGTGTTGACTGCGGAGAAGCCATAGTAGTAGCCATCAACGTAGACGTTGTAACCGCATGCGCCGGGGACGTCGTCCCAAGTAGCGATGATTGCATGATTGGCAGTAACAGAAACGCCAGTAGCAGCGGTGGCGGTGGTCTCATCGATGGCATCAGCTACGCCATCATTGCCAGCGGACTTAAATCTCCAGCCGTAGATGCCGACAGCGGAAACGCTGACAACATAAGTGGCGGAAGGGATAGAAGTAGCAGGAGTGGCAGAGTCGACTGCGGTGACAGTAGCAGGAGCGGAGATAGCGACAGATGCACCGCCGATGATCTCGAGGTCTTCTGCAATCATGAGAGCCTGCATGGTGGTGAGCATGGCGAGCTCAGGAACATCCTGAAAACGTCGGCCCATGATCATGGCTTCATCGGTGTAAGGCTGAGCCATGTTGAGGGACTTATAGGTTGCGCTCTTGTCGACAGTAGCGATGTCGAGCATGGTGTTGAGTGCGCCTTCGGCTACGCCGGGGCGGACAGCATTGGTGTTGATACCAGTAATTGCACGCCAATGGCAGGCAGTACCGCCGACCTCAGAGAGCTTTCGGGGAATACGACGTCGCATGGTATCCTCGACAAAGTAGAGCTTCTTGGCAGGAGCTTCGAGAGGATAACCGACGAGGTTCAATGCGGTGGTGATAGATTTGCGGGAGCCAGCGAGGACCTTTTCACCCTTCTGCAGGGACTGAGCAAAGGCGAGGGTCTCTTCGGTGGACTTGCCGAGCATGATTTCTTCCATTGTTAGTTGTTCTCCTTGTTAAAGTGTAGCGGGCTATCTGATGCCCATGGTCTTAGCGATCTCCTCTGCTGCTACCGCGCGGGATATCTCGTAGCGGGTAGAAGGTGAGAAGTTCTTGTTGTTGGCCAGTTCTTCCAAGTTGGCCTGTGTCTGTTCGATGTCTCCCAGCTTGGGATTGGCGACAGGATGGAGGACGGGGCGTGATTTGAGATGGAGCTCGATAGCGTCGAGTCGTTTGGTGCAGTCTTCGAGGGTGGCCTTGAGGGCGATATTCTCCAGTTCGACAGCTTTCTTTTTCTCAGCCTCGAGCTTGAGCTCTTCCTTGATCTCTTCGATCTCGTCACGGAGCTTTTCGATCTCTTCATCAGCGTCGACTTCGTCATGTTCTGCCTCGTCGGCATGACCATGATGCTCGTCTTCCAATGCCTCATCGACGTCGTGCTCTGCGTTGTCGGCCAGTTCGGTGATGGTCTCATCATCATCTTCGGCCTTGTCGGGTTCGTCGGCAGGTCGCATGTTGGTGAGATATGCGCCGACTGCTCGGTAGGCTTCGAGGAGGTCATTGAGCAGTTGTTCCTGTGTCTTCTCCTCTTTGCCTTCTGCCTTGTCGCAGGCTTTCTCGCCGCAGGCCTTGTCGTCATCTTCCTTGACAGGAGCGTCGACAGTAGCTTCCTTGGCGGCCTCTTCGGTTGCTTCAGCGTCTTCGATGGGGTCCTCAGCCTTTTCGGGCCCTTCGAGGTCTTCCATGGCGACGACTTCAGCGGTCAGGTCTTCTTTTTCCATTCGCGAATTGTCTCCTAATAATTGAATTGATTTGATGGCGATCTGGGCCATCGGATTACATGCGGAGGGCGTCAGGGATATTTCCTGAAGCTCCCAGCGGTCTATATGTCCGTCAAGTGCCCTCAGCGCATTCTTCGCCCCTGTGCTCAAGGACAACGCGCCGCACTTGGCCAGATATAACAGGTATTTATAGTACTCGTGGGCTCGGTTCAGCTGGATGGTGAACCATTTGCCCTTATCGGTATCTTCGATGCTCTTCACTTCTCCGATGACGGAGCTCTTCAGGGTGTCGTCCATTCCGTGGTCGTAGAGGACGGGCATGGTCTTGATGAGGGCTTTGCCGTCGTAGATGTCCGAGGTATAGTCGGTCTTTTCGTCGAAGTATTCGCCGTCAAAATCGCGCCCTGCGATGCTTCCGTCCGCCTGTTCCCATTGCAAGCGTCCGCCGTAAGGGATCCCGAGGCCTTCAATGACGCCGTCGGAGTCGGCATATTCGTCAATGTCGATGCTCTTCCCTGTCTCGGTCTTGACGGCCTCGTTGTAGGCCTTGAGGAAGGCCAAGGTCTCGGGCTGGTCCTTCGCGCTCTCGCGGTTGTATACGCTCTTAAAGCGTTTCTGTCCGTCGATACCGAAGGCTTCTTTTATCTCGATAGGCAGTTCATTGGTATTTTTATACATGATAGTGTCTCCTATATGTTCCACGGCTTAGGCGGTTTAGGCTTCCGTCTGTTCTGCCGTCGTTCTCTATTATAGCGTGACTGCGCCTCCTCGCCGATATGCGAGAGGATGTCGTCCGCGGTGCTGTTTGCGTTATAGTCTCCGATAGGACCTACAAGGGCGTCGGAGGGTATGCCTACGCGGAAATGCTGAGGACATCTGCAATGCGGATGGATGGATGAAGCTAATTGATAGGCCTGCTGTGCCGAGAACCATCGTCCGTTCAGGTAGTCGCACTTGGTGCAGACGCGGTCGTCCTCTGCCGTGAACCAGATGACCCCCACGGGCTCTCCTGCATATACTCCGCTACCTTCTTCGGGAGGTACCAGCCCTCCGTCGGACAGTTCATCGATGATGCGATCCACTTCCGACATGAACTCTACGCTCTCTGATGCCAGCATGGTGTCGCGGGCCTGTCGTGCCGCTTCGATGAGCTGTGCCACTCGCATCTTACCTAGAGCCAGAGCGGGCGATGCAGTCCATGCCCATGTGGATGCCTGTCGTGCCAGCTTCTGTAATGCGGTCTCTATCTCTTCGGGATCGGATAGCTGGCGGATGTCGTTCATCTTCGCCTCTATCTGCTTGCGGAACTGGTCGACAAGGAGCTGGACGTTGGCTTGGTCGGTCTCGTCCCATTTATGCGCGATGCGGCCATTCGTCTGCTTGAGGGCCTGCTGGATGCCGATATAATAAGCGATTGCCAGCTGCTTAGATGCGATATCGGTCAGTCTATCCGACAGCTCGGTCAATGTCCTCATGTCCTGCTCCGTCCTTCAGGAAGTCCTCTATCTCTTTGGCAAAGTCCTGCTGGAAATTCTCTATCACTTGGTCCAGCTCGGTCTTCGGTCTGCGGGGCCGTGAAGTCAGGGGATTGAATATCCGTTTCACGTCTTCCTCTGTTTTGGCGTCCTGTAATGCCCGTACGAGGGCTTTTCTGATGTCAGCGGGCACTTCCTTTGTCTCAAAAGCTCGTGTCCGCTTTCTGCCGATATGCGATAGCTCATACTTCTTCCATTGCTTGAGCTCTAGAATAGCCTTTGGCGACAGGCTGGGCATAGCGTCATAGAAAGAAAAAGTATCTTCTGAAGATGTCGAATTCACTAAGGAGGTTTCCCTGTCTGCTATGGGTAAGCGTTCTGTATTCAATTGTGAGGCGTCCGCTATGTCCTGCAGGTCCTCTACTGGGAGGATGCCTGCGCCTGTCCAAATGTAATTATGAGAACCTGCTCCGTTCTCCAATGGTGCAAGACCCTGAGCGGTGCGAATGTCGTCGATGTTCTTCACGCCGTTGTGAAGCATGTCGAGGTCCATGGTGGCCTGTTCCCTGTCGTAGTTGGCCCCCTTATCCCATAGGAACTCTAAGTAAGGCATGTTGAGGTCCACGTCGAGTATCTCGTCGAACCATGCCTTGAAGTGCTGGGTCATGGGGATGAGGGCACTCTCCTGTCGGGCCTCCTCCATGGTCTCTGCGGTGGCCCTGTTGGTCATGTGGCTGTAGGGTGCGGGTGAAACACCGAAGCGGGCGCAGACCACCCTTGCTAGCCACTCTTCGAACTGGCCGTCGAATTGTACCTGATTGTCGAGGAGCTGTACTCCGTTCACTCCCGGCATCGCTATCATCCGTGACCTGTTCGGGTCGTTGCCAGAGAGAAGAAGGTCGACGTGTTCCTGCAGCTCGGTCCATTGATTGGGATCCGTCCATGTCTTCAATGCTTCATCCGTGAGATTGATGATACCGCGGGGAATATTGCCCTCGGTGAAATGATTGAGGGACATGACGTCCTTGCGGAGAGCAATGTTGATGGTGAAGATGATGCTCTCTACATGGGAGAAGCCGTAGACCGAATGGGAGACTGTATTATAGGGTCGGTAGTAAAGCTCGTATGAGTTGGTGATGTCGTTCCTGACGGGCTTCATGTAGGAAGTCCTCGGCATTCCCCAGACTACCTGCTGATAGGCCATCTGCGGAGGTGCGGGGATCCTGCCAGCATCGTCCACCATACAGAGGATGGTGGTGCCGTCCATGACCTGAAGCCCTGCAAACTTGCCTCTGAAGGTGCGCTCTTTATATAAGGAAGCGGTATCGGTAACGAACAGGTCCTCCAAGAGCATACCAAGCCATTGGTCGAAGGTATGCTCTCCGTCGGGCTTTTCAAAGAACTTCTGAGCCTTCCGTCGCTCAAAATCGAAGTCCTGCTCGGCGTAGTCTTCTCTGACACCGATCTTCCAGTCGAGGCCCTTCATCTCGTCCTTGCGCTGTTCGATGACAGTACGCAGGATGCCGTAGACGTTGGCCATCTGCCTCATCTGCTTATAAGTAACGACATGATTGGCCTGCGCATCGGGGCTCGTGAGCATGTTGCGTCCTGCGAGATAGTCCATGCGTCGCGGCGTTTCATTAGGTGCCATTGGGTTGATAGGTCTGCCGGGGCTGAAGCCGACTGTCGAAGGAAGCCATAAGGTGGCGGAGGATTGATTACCTTTATACTTGGGGACCAGCTGATACTCTACAAATTCGCTCATGTGTTAAGCTCTCCGTGTGTCTGCAAGAGCAGATATTGCATCTAAGATATTGAGCCGCGAAGTCTGCCCCACTACCGCGTAGCGTCGGGCGTCCATTCCGTGGCTCCATTCATGTGTCGTCTTATCCGTTAGCTTTCCGCTCACGTCTGCCATATAGCGGAAATTCCTTATCTCTTTTATACAATTTATTGATGATTTCGTCCAATATTGACGGAATGTCCTCACCTTCTGATGCCCAAATTCCACCGAGTCCGCGCCTTTGGGACAGCCTCGGACGTCGTATCCGTTTTTTTGGAGCTCTCTAATCTGCTCAGGCGATGCGCTGTCTGCCCAGATGGTGTCGCGGTTCTTCTCCATTCCCACCTCCTCAAACTTCGCCACCAGCTCGGTGATGGTCAGTCCGCTCTGATAGATGAGCTCATGGGAGTAGAGGCTCTTCTCGTTGAGACCGAACCTGCACTCCACGAGAACAGTCGGGTCGGTATAACCGAAGTCGAGGCCGAAGAAGCGTGCGGAGTACTCCTCTGGCATCACGTCGCAAAGCTCAAAGGACGGATATACAAGGCCCTCGATCTTGCCGACAAGGCCGAGGCCGTACACGTTCCACCAGTTGGGGTCGCCCTTCATGCTTTCGATGTTGGCCACTACCGCAGGAGGCAGGACGTCGATGGCGTCGAGATAGGTCGAGTGTATATAAGCGTTCTCGGGCTTAGGGATGAGCTCCGTATGCGCCCAGAACTCGCTGACAGGGTTCCAGTCGAGGAAGGTGAAGCGGTTGGTACGCATGTCGAGCTCCATATAGCTCTCATAGGGGATATTGTTGGCCTCGTTGATATAGAGGATGTCTCGTCTCGCGCCGCGGAGCTTATGAGGGTTATCGGCGGAGAAGAACTCTATCTTGGCGTGCGGATAGGTGTAGATATTATCGGAGGCGTTCCAGCGGTTCGGGTCGAACTCGTCGCCGAGTATCCTGTCCTTGAAGTCCCTGATACAGCCTCTCTTCAGATGCGGTAGAGTCTCCGATACCACCGAGATGAGCTTCGGGGTGCGTGATGCGCGGGCAATGTCATGCAGGAGCTGAAGGATGGAGATGGTCTTGGAGGAACTCGAACCTCCCTCATTCAATGCCCGGCGATGTCCGTCGAGATAGGCCTGCGCGTTCTTGGTATAGATGCCTGTATAAACGGCCTGACGCAAAGTCTAGTCTCCTGAGAGGATGGCGTTGACGGCGTCGGCTCCTTCCTGATCCTTGACGACGATCTTCGGAGGTACGAGATTGGTGCCGTCTGGATTAGCTATCTGTACCTGCTCCACGTATCCGCGGTTCTTTCCGAGGGTCTTGAGAGTGAAGATGATGGCGGTGGGGTTCTTCTCGTTGATGAGTACGCCCAGCTTGTTCTCGGCAAGGTCTACAAGGCGTTCCCGTTCCTTCCGTATCATCTCCTGTGTCTCGGGATGTGAGTTGATATAGTTGTATAGGGTCTCCCGTGAAGTTCCTGCTCTCTGTGCCATGAGAGTGACATTGCCGAAACTGTCCTCTAATATCCTGCGGAACAATTCATCGGTCATCCTTACTGGAGCTTTGCGGTCTTTGCCTTTTTTCATGTCTTTTATACTGTCAAATATGTAACTCTGCCCTCATTCTAGGCGAGTTCGAGGAATTGGTCAATCCTAATAAAAAAGGCTCCCGTTTTTGGATGCGGGGAGCCTTGAGGGGCCGATTAATGTCTAGAATAGCCCCCACATTGCCAATGCCTCAAATCCTCCGATGCTTTTTATATATGCATATGAAATGTCGATGATCTCTTCATAAGGAAGGCCATCGACTTCTTCATCACCGATGGCGCAGTAAAGTTCAACATCCTGCTTGGTCTTTTGTGCTTTCAGGAAAGCGTATACATTGACTGAGACATCTGCTTTAGTCATATCTTTGCCGTGGAGCCCGCCACCTGTAACAGCGCGTCCCATATCAGACCCGAGTTTTCTGTTCGTTGCCCCTGTATCGACATCGGTTCCCCCAGTCCAATAACCGATAGGATTAATAGTCATGTCGTAGTGATAGCCCATCAAAAGATGAAGAATACTGTACTCTTTGGCACAGGACTGGCAGATTATGAGCTGATTATCTTGTTCGGAGAGTATGTATTTGCCATCGGTCAAAAATCTGTCGTATGTCTTGTGAGCGATCTCAGAGAGCACTTTCTCTTCTTTATTAGTCGGCACCCCTTTAAAGATGCCATTGTCGCCACATCGGACTTTGCTCTGCTGCTGATTTTCTGCCAAGTGAACATCCTGCATAGTGATATATATGTCAGGCATAATGCTATCCCCGGCAATGCGGTGAATAACGGGGACTATCATTTCTTTAGTCAGTTCGGTAGATGATGTTTCGATTATGACATGACAAGTTCCATGGCCAATTAAGACCTCAACAGCAATGCGAGGACATATGCGCCAATCTTTAAAACCCCAAAAGTCCTTATAAATCAAGTCAACGATTGCGCCTGCTATCCTGTCGGCTACTTTGTCGGGATGCTGTGGATTTACTTTTTCGATCATTTAATGAGTTCCGCCTTTCTGTTTGTTAATTTCTCCCATCGCTCGATTATCACATCAACAAAGCGAGGGTCGAGTTCCATCATAAAGCATCGCCTTCCCAGCTGTTCGCATGCCATCATTGTAGAGCCTGAACCGCCGAAGGGATCGAGAACGATGTCGCCATGCTTGGTGCTGTTGAGTATTTGGTACCCCAGCAAGTCGAGAGGTTTCATGGTTGGATGCTCTTCACTTCGGCTGGGTTTATTAAATTCGAGGACAGTTGTTTGTTTGCGGTCTGAGTACCATTTATGCGCTTCGCCGTCTTTCCATCCATAAAGACATGGCTCATGCTTCCATTGATAATCCTGTCGCCCCAATGTTGCAACGTTTTTTCTCCATATAAGAGTCTGTCGAATTGCTACCCCGGCGTCCTTCAATGCCATGCGGAAGTTCAGACCTTCTGTATCTGCGTGCCATATATAGTAAGATGCGCCATTTTTAAGATGTGCAAAGGCCTGCTTATAAAAGCTCAGAAGGAAGCTGTAAAAATCATCCTCACTCATCGAGTCGTTCATTATAAGCAGGCCGTCGGTTCTTCGATGCCTTTGTCGCGCTTGTTCAGGGCGGTCATTTTTGCCAAGCGCGACATTATAAGGGGGATCCGTTAACAGTAAGTCAGCATACCCCCCCCCATGAGTTTTTCTACATCTTCGGCAGATGTGGCGTCACCGCAAAGCAGTATATGATTTCCTAAACGATACATTTCTCCGCGCTTGGCTCTAGGCTCTTTTGGTAGTTCGATTTCATAATCATCATCAGCAATTTCCGATGGAGTAGTATTGTCTAATTCCTCAAAACCGAACGCCGTCATATCCATTTCTATTTCCTGCATCTCCATTTCGAGCTTGGGGAAGTCCCAATCGGCGATCTCCGCGACCTTGTTGTCTGCAAGTCGGAAGGCTTTAATCTGCTCGGGAGTCAGGTCGTCTGCGATGATGCAGGGGACCTCCTCGATGCCGAGCTTCTGGCAGGCCTTTAGGCGTGTGTGGCCAGCGACGATCTCTCCGTCGGAAGTGATGACCATCGGCACCTTGAAGCCGAACTCCCTGATAGAGTTGGCCAGATACTCCACCGCGTCGTCGTTCAGTCGCGGATTGTTGGCATAGGGTTTCAGGTCTTTGACCTTCTTGTAGATGATGCTTAGTTTCTCTCCCATCTTGGCTCCTTTCTAATTTCCAATGACCTTATCGGCGAGAAATTCGCCCTCTCGGGCGAGGTCGTCAAAGGACATCTGGGAAGTCTGGATGACAAGACGTCCGCCGGGAGCGAAGAGGATGTAAGAGCCCGCTCCGCAATGGATAGCTCCCTCGGTCTTCATCTTGGTAGTTATCTGATTGCCAAGAGTGAATGTGATGAGAGGAGTGGAGGCGGGGTTCCCGTTCTCGTCTCGGGTAGGTTGCAGCTGGATGCCGAACTTGACCCCTACCTGCGCCTCGTCCACGTCCTTGGCGGCCATGTCCGTAATGGTCTGACGGAGGACCGCATCAAAAGCCTCCCTGAAGTCGCTGAATAATTCCGAGTCGATTGATAAATCTTTCATCATTTTGTTGTTTCTCCTTCCATGTTCATTTCTATTTGATTTCTCCATAGGTTCTTATCATACATCCACCAGTCGAACACTTCCTGCCCTGTCTGCCAGTCAAGCTGGCTCTTTATTGCTGTTCTTGTCTTGAGCATTTCCTCAAAGGCTCGGATATATCGATCCTTGAAAATAGGGTAGTCTGCAAACTGTTTATATCTTATCTCAACGGATGCCATGGGACATCCTATGCATCCGACCCTCTCATATCCCTTGTAATACATGTCGTTCAGCTTGATGTTCTGTTCTCTGATGATGTTCCATATCTCGCTGTCGCTGAATTTGATGATGGGATTGACTGCGGTCTTTTTGCCCATTTCACAGTGCTCGGCTATCTTGCGTTCTGCGGTATTGTCGTTGCCGAAAAAGGTCATCTGGGAACTGGTGGGGTCATATCCGACCTTGTCCCTCTTGGTGCCGGCTAGAGTCTCGATAGGTGAACGAGTGGAGCGTTGCGTGCTTTCTGCCCAGCGTACCCCAGTCGCCACGACCTTTTCGTTGAGAGCGTGTTCCTTGAGTATCTCGCAACAATATCTGATAAGGCGGGTGGGGGGGGTCTTCTTGATGGGGATGAGCTTCCACATGGTCGTAGGCTTGCCCTTATATGTAGGCTGGCTGAATTGGCACTCGATGCCGTTCTGCTCTTCTCGTCTAAATACCTCTTTGATGTGGCGCATGGTATCAGGCGAGTCGACTGTCGTCACGTTATATGAAAGGATAAAGGGTTGTCCTGAAGCCTTGGCCACTTCCAGCAAGACGTCCGAGTCCTTACCGCCCGAGTAGCAGACTTTGATAGGCTCGTCATGGTAGTTCAGACTCATTTCTGCGCCAAGGGTAAATATCTCGATAGCCTCATCCCATTTATCGCTCATCTGTATATCTCCTTTCTAAATCAGTTTCATTTGCCATGAATGGCCTTTGACGCGCTGGTAAGCAATGTTGACATACTCTTCCGATATCTCATACACCGAGCAGTCTCTTCCCAGCTCAAGACATGCCACCGCAGTGGTTCCACTACCGCCGAAGGGGTCTATTATCTCGGAATCAGGCGGTAGCACTCCGATGATGTTCTTCATGACGGCCAGCGGGATCTGGCAGGGATGCGCGGTCTTTTCGGATGAGATGTTCTTCACCTGTTCGATCTCCCACCAGTCATAGAGTGCCCCCCCCGCGTGGCCTTGTGCTTTAAGTTCCTGAATGCGCTGGTCGCCGGGGTTCTTGTAATCCTGTTTCACCGCGTGCATGTCAGGTTTAATGCCATAAAAAGCGATGTCTCGGTGCTGGCGTCGGGTGTTGGAATTATAGCACCAGCTGATGACCCTCTCGGGAGCCTTGCCAAGTTTGATGGATAGCTTGTGAAGCGTCTCGGGATAGTGGATGATGACCGAGGGCATGACATCGACTATGCTTGCCAGCATGGACAGATAGTCTCCTTCATCCATTCGGTCATTGTATTGGTCATACTTATAACCGATATTATAGGGCGGGTCAGTCACACAGATGTTGTATCCCCTGAAGCGGTACTGCTCAAGGGTCTGAGGGTTCTTGAAGAAGTCGGCGTGATAGATCCTGACGCGGTCTCCATACAGGCGATTGACCTCATCTTCTCTGCGTTTGGGATAGTAGTACACTAATACACTCCCTTGACTGTGAAGCCTTCCTCGCGCATATGGTCGCGGATAAGCCTCTTGATAAAGGTCTGCTTCTTCTTGGTCTTGAGATATTCCAAGATGTCGGCGTCGGTCACGTCATTCAGCCTCAAATTGACCGATGTGTATGTATAGCCCATTATTTATCCTCCTTTCCGTCTATAGCCATGCTTCTCTCCGATAAAGATTGTATGCCTGCTTGGGAGTGGCTCCGCGCGTCTTTCGTCTGCATTCCCTGCATTGGCAATCAGTCCAATGGACGATCTCGTCTTCTCCAAACTCGGCAGATGTCCAGATATCGAGGTCCCCTCCGCACCGCTGGCATTTGGCCACTTCGGGCCATTTGGGCAGCTCATAAGTACAGGCAAGAGGTTCTAGCATTTCTCGCATTCTTCTTCGTAGGTGTCCTTCAGCTCCGTGAGCTTCTTGATGGTGATGTTGGTGTCGCAATACCCGCACGCGTCATACTTCTTGCATGGCTGGCATTCGCGCTCTGTGAGCATCTTGTTGACCGCTCCGATCAATTCGGCATTGAGTGATATTTCCATCCGTATACCTCCTTATTGTTTTGCAATATTCTACAATATATTAAAGAATAAATGCAACAATAAAAAAGCCCCGACGTTGTGTTGCCGGGGCTTCCTCTCCAATTAAGGAGCTATACAGATAGCTTATTCTATGACGCTATCGTTTCATCGTCAACCCTCCTTCTTGCGATAGATGACGTTCTGAGGCTGGTTCCATCCGCAGTACCAGACCTTCTTTTCGTCGCTCCAATGACAGCATACGCAGTCCGTCCTGCATTGCATAAGGGAATGCGGGCACCATTTGTTCTTGAATTCGACATTGTTTTCTTCAGCCATTTTCTATTCTCCTTTACCTGTCAATATCACCCAGAGATATACCAGTCCGCCGAGGATGATGACGGCGATCCAGTCGATGATGTCATCCTTCCGCTTCTTCATCCGCTCCCTCCAGCATTATCCATACGCCTGCCTTGTCCGTGAGCTCATACCGATGCGACAGCTCCGCGATATACTTCATGCCGTCTCCTTCGATGATGCCCTTCTTCTGCAGGGCGTCGAGGATAAACTTCTGACCAAAGGCAATGTTGTCGAGGTCTTTCTTGCGGTTCGTTACATGCCAGACAAAGGACGCCTTCAGCGGATACTTCGGCTCCCAGCCTTTCCGATAGGGCAATACGGCCTGTATCATCCACTCCGCGTCCTGTTTTACCCTGTTGGCCATTGTAGCCCCGTATCGTGGGCTACGGCTTGTCTTGTTGTAGCTGTTCAGGTCGGGAAGCTCAAAAGGGATGAATGCGGTGTAGCTCATCAGTTGATACCTACATGCTTCTTGGCTTTCTTGACAAGCTCGGCGTTCTTGTCGTCGCTGGCGTCCTTGATATAAGCCAAGACGTCGACATTGGTCTCGCCTGCTCCGACGGCATGTGCTCGGTAGATGACCGCGGTGAGTATCTCGGGATCGTCCACCAGCTCCATGGCGCGGTCGATGGCTGCCTGCTTTGTTCCGTATTCCGAATATTTGATAAAGGCATCATCATCAGGTGCTTCCTTCACCTTCCAGACTTCCTGCACGATATATTTAAGCTTTCGTTCCTTCTTCATTTCTTCTTTCTCCTTTCTCCGATGATCTCGATGATAAACAGGATGATTAGGAATGCCGGGGGGAGATACAGCGGAGCGAGTACTATCCACCAGCTCCAGTTGATGACTCCGAAGCACCGCAATGCTATCATCAACAATCCAGCCAGAGCGATCCATCCGAGGCATCCGAAGCTCCCGCTGTCTTCATCATATCTCACCATTCTGCGCTCCTCCTTGCGTCCTTGAACGCCTGTATATTAGGTACTGTCGTCCTGAAAATATTGGCAAGGGTCTCATCCGATAGCGGTTCAGGCAGTCTCTCCAGCTCGTTCCAATGCTGGATATCGTTGGCCGTCCACCGCTTCTCCTTTTTGCATCTCTTCGGAGGTTCGAATTCAGGGTCGTATCCGTCAAAGACGCACGCAGGGAAGGGGCATCTGTCGCAGTCGGGATGATACTTGCATCCTGTCTCTCCGTTCTTCAGGGCCGACGCTAATGTCGTCTTGAGATTGAAGCCTCCGAACCTGCGCATACTCTTGAATTTGTGCCTGATTTTGTACAGGCGCGTGTCGATGGCATAGACGCTCCTGCCCATGAGGCGCGCGATCTCTTTGTTGGTCTTTCCCTGATTATGCAGGAGGATGAGTTTGGCGTAATCGTCCGCGCTCCATCGCTCGCTCTTATGGAGGTGGCTGATGATGGTGTTGGGGATCTCTACTATCATCCTGTTGCGTCCGCTGGTAGCTGTTCCTGACATTATTCCGCACCTCCCTTGAGTATCTTCTGCGCGAGTTCCCTCTTGGACGCCGCCACGTCTGCCCGGCGGTCTTTGCCTGTCAGTACGATAGCGATGGGGCACATGGCCTGAATGCGCGACAATGCGCGTCTCTCGTCCATGTCCTCGGCCTCGTTGTTGGTGATGGAGGAGGGCGTCATGTTAGTGGTGATGATATTGAGTCTGTCCTCGCGGGCGTTGATAAGACGGAACAGGCAGGACAGCTCCAAGGCGTTCAGCTTCTTGGTGTCGAGGTCGTCGATGATGAGGATGGGGGAGCAGAGGATGCGGTCGATATAGTCGTCGTTGCGGGTCTTCCAGTCGGCCATCTGGGCGATGAAGCTCTTGCAGTCTATCCATTCAGGATTATAACCTGCTTGGCGGATATATAAACCGATACAGGAAGCGAAGAAGGTCTTACCAGTACCCACTTCGCCGTGGAGCCTCAGTCCGATGCCGTTGTCCAGCATCTCGCGGATCCCTGCTGCATAATTCAGGCAGATGCGGTAGGCCTTGCCGTGTTCGTCGCTCTCAGAGAAAGCGTGCTTCATGGCGTTGATATTGGTGATGCTCTGCCAGCGATCCTCATCAGAGAGCGGTTCCATGTAGAGTGTGTTGTAGGTGTCTGTCATCTGTATAGTCCTCCTTGGTCTTATTTGGTGGCTCCGATGTCGTCGAGCCTTCTGAGCATTTCTTTTATCTCGGGGTCGGCGGGATCGGCGTTGATGGGCGGGTTCTTCTTAGGGCGGTCTCTGCGGTTCTTGGAGTAGTAATCATTATCTACCTTGTTCCGATATTCCTTCCTGATTGCCTTCTCTCCCATCCGCTTCCTGTCTATCCAATTGCTTCGACAGACTGTGCATCTGCTCTCGGTCTCCTTGGTCGCGGGGGTATAGCGGTATTCGATAGACTTCCGCGCTCCGCATACAGGGCAGTTCAGGTCGAGTCTTCTGAAGTACTGCATATTATCGCGTCTCCGTCGGTGAGATAGTCCTCGGGAGCTGGGATGGCTTGCGAAGAGTTCCGCGAGGTCTTCGGTACGATTATATCATCCCAGCGTCTTCCGTTCAGCCATGTGGCAGGATAGGGCGTGTAGGAGTCGTTGGGGTTCAGGATCTTTGCCGCCTTCTGTCGTTCCATGGCCGCCATGATCTCCTCGGTTTGCTGGGGGCTCGGCGAGATCTTCAGCCATGCCCTGTGGGCGCGCTCCTTGTCGACCTTCCTGGGGTATGCCGTCCAAAAGACCGAGAAGGTTCGCTCTATGCGTTCCTCCTTCGTTTCTTCTGCGGGATCCTCATCAGATGCGCATTTATCTGCGCATTTTTGGTGGTCGTCTAAATTTTGGACACCATAATTATCAGTATTATTATCTAAGTTATCTTTATCTATAAGAGTATTATTATTATTTATATATATGGTGTTAAAATTTTGGACAGTTGCCAAAATTGCGTAATTTACCGCGTAATCGCATACTTTCAGTCCGTTGACTGTCTTTTCGTTTCTGATGATGAGTCCCTTGTTAGTGAGTAGGTTCAGCATGTTGAGAGCGGTCTGCCGGGATGATCCCAGCCAGTCGGCGATATAGGCGCAGGACCCTTGGAACCTGCTCTCTCC